GCAACAATTTGTTGAAAAACTAATTGATAAAATTTTAGACTTCTTAAAAGTCCTTGTAGGACATGACCTTCACGCATACCAAAAGCCTTTAGCACGTCGCATTATTGAGTCAGTAATTATTAACGACGGCGAAGAAATCACAGCGCTTGCATCACGTCAGTCAGGAAAGTCAGAGACAGTTGCTGACACAGTAGCCACACTTATGGTTTTGCTCCCACGTCTTGCAAAGTTGTATCCAGATTTGCTTGGAAAGTTTAAAGATGGTTTATGGGTTGGGTTGTTTGCACCTACTGAGTCTCAGGTAGAAACTCTTTTTAGTCGTGCTGTTACTCGACTTACGTCAGAGCGTGCAGTAGAAATTATGGGAGACCCAGAAATTGACGATGCTGCAGCACGTGTAGGCGGTGTGACTCGACAGATTAGACTTAAGAAGTCTGGTTCAACTATTACGATGATGACTGCAAACCCTCGTGCAAAAATTGAATCTAAGTCTTTCCATTTGATTGTAATTGACGAGTGTCAAGAAGCAGATGACTTCGTAGTATCTAAGTCAATTTCTCCAATGCTTGCGTACTACGCAGGAACAATGGTTAAGACAGGTACTCCAACAACAAGTAAGAACAACTTCTACCGTGCTATTCAATTAAACAAACGTAGACAAACAGGTCGTGGTTCACGTCAAAATCATTTCCAATGGGATTGGAAAGAAGTCTCAAAGTTCAACGCTAACTACGAAAAATTTATTAGAAAAGAAATGCTCCGTATTGGAGAAGACTCAGACGAGTTTCAGATGTCGTACTGCTGTAAGTGGCTTCTTGAACGAGGTATGTTTGTTACGTCCACAGTTATGGATAGATTAGGTGACACATCTTCAGAGTTGGTAAAGTCTTGGCACAAGACACCTGTGGTAGTTGGTATTGACCCTGCACGTAAAACTGACAGCACTGTTGTAACTGTAGTGTGGGTTGACTGGGATAGGCCAGATGAGTTTGGGTACTTTGAACACCGTGTTCTTAACTGGCTAGAAATTCAAGGGGACGATTGGGAAGAACAGTATTTTCAGATTGTTAACTTCCTTGAGAACTACGATGTTCTTGCTATTGGGGTGGATGCTAACGGTGTTGGTGACGCAGTAGCCCAACGTCTAAAACTTCTTATTCCTAGAGCGGAAGTAACCGCCCTTACATCTTCTCCCTCTGAACAGTCAAAGCGTTGGAAACATTTGCAGGCGTTAATTCAAAGAGAAATGATTTCTTGGCCCGCCCATGCAAAAACACGGAGATTGCGTACTTGGAAGCGATTTGTGCAGCAAATGACGGATGCAGAAGTCCAATACAAAGGTCCTAACTTTCTTGTAGCCGCCCCAGATGAAGCCTATGCCCACGACGACTTTGTAGACTCTTTATCTATTGCTTGCTGTTTAACTGAGTCTTTGGTTATGCCAGAAGTAGTGGCTTCTTCAAATCCTTTTTTCTAGTTCAGCAACATAAATAGGCCAAAAGGTAGGAAACTTTTACCTGGAATGGCCTTCCTATTTATCCTTAAGGAGTAAACATGAGTATCTCACCAGCACCTCAATTTCCAGAGCGTGCACCCCATAACTACGAAGTAAAGGGCGCAGACAACGCAACACGTCGTGGTCCACTTCGCTTTGAAGAAGGAATCGCAACAGACACAGACGTTCCAAGCGAATTCCAAAAGGGCATGATGCAGGGTTACATTCCTGCTGCAGGACGCCCTAACCGTAACGCAAACGTATTCGAGAAGCCTGCTGCTGAAACTCTTGCTGAGCGTGCCCACGTGGGTTCTGCTGCATGGGTAGAAGCACCAACATTCTTGGGTGAGTTCGCACACGGAACACACAACGATTATGCTGCTCAGACAATTGAGACAGTTGTTCGTTCAGGCGGACGCACACAGCGCACATCCGCAACAGTCGTAAACGACTAAGTTAAGACAGACATCTGATAGCCCCCACACTAGTGTGGGGGCATATCGGGTTATAGAGAGGAGATAGTATGGCGAGTAAACCAGCGAACCCCAAAATGTGGGCGATGATTGTCGCACAGGCAAAAGCAAAGTACTCCAACTATCCAAACCCAGGTGCATCAAACTGGGTTCATAAGACTTATGTACAACATGGTGGTCGCTTCATTGAGACTACAGAGCAAGACCGTAAAATGGGTATTGCAAAGAAGAAGCACGAAAAAGAAAAATTAGAAAAAAGAAGTAAGACTGATAAAGATAAAACAGATAAAAAGTCTTCAAAGAAGGATAAAGGCAAGAAGTAATGTCATTCATGGACTTCAGTCCTCCGTCGTATAGGGCTGCATCATCAGACTTAACCATTTCGGTTTCACCACTTGGTTTGGTTGAACTTGCTGACGAAGAGTTTGAAGTACATGGTCCACGCCTTAATCGTTACTCACTTAACTGGGCAATGTACCTTGGTCACCATTGGGGCTACCGCCGTGAATCTGGCGAAATGCAACTTACAGTTAATTACTACCGTGCGTTTAACGACTTTTTAGCACGCTTTGTATTTGGTAAAGGTGTTCACTTCCGTTCTCCTAAAGCAACAGAAGCAATTGTTCCAGACCGCCTAGAGCGTATTTGGGAAGTAGACAACGACAAAATGCGTGTTCTTCTTGAAATGGGTCAACAAGGCGGAATTACAGGCGACTGCTTTGTAAAGATTGCTTACGAAGAAGGATGGCAAGATTCAGCAGGAGGAGCACACCCAGGTCGTGTTCGTATTCTTCCAATGAACTCTTCTTTCTGTTTTCCTGAGTTTCACCCTCATGACCGTTCACGACTACTTCGTTTTAAGCAGAAGTACCGTTTCTGGGGCACATCTCTAGAAGGTACTCGCCAAGTATTTACTTACACTGAAATTCTTTAATGTTCCTGTTTCAGGTTCACCGTGGGGTCTCGCAGACGCACACGACATCATCACACTAAACCGCTCCTACAATGAGATATCAACCGACATTGCAGACATCATTAACTATCACGCTTCCCCTGTGACAGTTATTGTTGGTGCAAAAGCCTCTAATCTTGAAAAAGGTGCTAAGAAGGTTTGGGGCGGTCTTCCAAAAGATGCTCAAGTCTTCAACCTTGAGGGAGGTGCTGCAGGAATTCAAGGTGCGCTTTCATACCTTGAACTCTTGAAGCGTTCTATGCACGAAATCATGAACATCCCAGAAACCGCACTGGGTCAAGTTCAACCTATTTCCAACACATCTGGCGTTGCACTTTCAATTCAGTATCAGCCATTAATGAACCGTTGGTCGCAGAAGACTTCTCAATACGGTAAAGGATTAGAGCAGATTAACGAACTGGCTCTTCGCACACTGTTCTTTAAAGAACCAGAAACAATGCTTTATAACCCAGACGTAGATGGGCCTATTAAAGACGGTCAATACCCACAACTTGACCCTAATGACCCTATTTCGTACCAAAACTATGCACACTTCCAACAGCCACTTCCGTTAGACAAACTAATTGTTCTTAACGAAATCCAAACTAAATTGGGTATGGGTCTTGAATCTAAGGAAGGCGCTTTGCGTCAACTTGGCGAAGAGTTCCCAGAAGAGAAGTTGACTGAAATTCGTCAAGAACTTATGTCTGACGCACAGGCAGACGGTGCTCTTCAATTAGTAAAGATTCAGATTCAAAAGGCCATCATGGACATGACTGGAATGATGCCAGGACCTGATGGAAACTCTGCAATGCCAATAGAGCCTACACCTATGGGTGATGGAGATGTTCTTGGCGATGGCATGTCTGGGCCAGAAACTAAAGAGAATGCAGAAGACCCTATTAATCAGGCGATGATGGGTACTGAAAAAATGGCAGAGGCTGAAATACGGAACAAACTTGTCACTGACGCCTATGGAACGAAAATTCCACAAAGGAGAGCAGCGGACAAGGAGTAAAAGATTTCTGATAAATATCAGAATATAACGAGACAAATGTGTTGAAATGATATGCAATTATCTCATTATAACTAAGTGGCACGCCGCAAGGCATTCGGACAACGACATAAGAAAGATAAGTGATTATAATGGATGAAAATCAAGTAATTGAAACCCCAGCAGTTGCTGAAGTTTCGGAAGAGAGTAATACTTTAATGCAGTCTTTTACTGCCGATGACCTTGCAAAGGCTCGTGCACAGGAGAAGCAAAAGTTGTATCCTCAAATGGAAAAGATGCAAGAAGAATTAGCGAAGGCTAAAGCACTTGCAGAAGAACTTGCCTCTAAAGAAGAACAGCGTGAAGCAGAGCGTAATGCTAAGGCTGCTGAACGTGCCGCAAAGAAGAAGCAAGAAGAAGAACAAGAGTTAACTTTCAAGGAACTCCTTTCTAAGAAGGAGCAAGAATTTCAGTCTCAGTTAGAGGCAGAACGTCTTGAGAGAGAAAAGGCTTTTGCCCTCCTTGACAGAGAACGTCAGTTTCAAGATTTAATGTCTTACCGTGCACAACGTATTGAGCAAGAGCGTGACACAATTGTCCCTCAACTTATTGACCTTGTTAACGGTAATACACAAGAAGAGATTGAGCAAAGCATTGCAACGCTCAAGGATAAGTCTGCAGGAATTATGCAGGACGTCCAGCAGGCAACTGCTAATGCAAAGCAATCAATGGTTGGAGCACGTGTAACGGCTCCAGCATCAGGACCCCTCGATAATGATTCGGAACAACAATCGTACACACCTGATTCAATCAGGGATATGTCATTGGCAGACTATGCGAAACAAAGAGCCAAATTACTTGGCACTGCAGCCAGCAACCGTGGTCAGGGACTGTTCGGTTAATCCCCCCCAAACAACTAATGAAAGGACTTGACCTCAATGGCAAGTGCAATTACAGGTACAGGGCAACTCGCAGGAGCGCCTACCGCTTACTCAGGTTCAAACTCATCTTTGAACCAAGCAATTCAAACAATCTGGAGCAAGGAAATCTTGTTCCAAGCAATGCCAATTCTTCGTTTCGAACAGTTTGCAGTTAAGAAGACTGAACTAGGTGTAGCACCTGGTCTTCGTGTGAACTTCCTACGTTACAAGAACTTTGCTGTAGACCCTTCACCACTAACTGAAGGTGTTCGTATGACAACAAACGCTCTTACAGCAGAGCAAATTGCTATCACAGTTGCAGAACACGGCTACGCAGTAGCAGTTTCTGAACTACTTCTTAACGCATCATTCGATGACGTTATGGCATCTGCTTCACGTCTTCTTGGTCGCCACATGGCACAATACCTCGACGTACAGGCACGCAACACACTTTCTGCAGCAACTTCTGCTGTATTTGGTTATGACCGCACTGGAGTTCAGGGCGTTAACGACTGGTACAACGAAGGTACTGTAGCAACACAAATTTCAGACCTTGATGGTAACTACAAGTTGTCAACAGGTGCTGTTAAGGATGCTGCTCTTACCCTTGCTGGTAAGAACATCCCTCGCTTAGGTGAGACATACGTACAGTTCGTACACCCAAAGCAGTCACGTGACATTCGTTCGAACCCAGAGTTCATCGAAGTTACAAAGTACGCTGCTCCAGGTAACTTCATGCTCGGTGAAATCGGTCGTCTATACGACGTAGTATTCATCGAAACAACACAGGTTAAGAAGTTGTCAGTTAACGCTGCATACACAACTTCAACATCTGTTGGTGTTCCAGCAGACCAAGGAGTTGTGCCTGTTAAGGCTAACACTGCTCCAGGTTCAGGTGGAAACCCAGAGTCTGCAGATTTCACTGCAGAAAAGGGTTACCTAACATCAGCAACTGGTAACGGTGCTGAAGTTTACGAATCAATCATGATTGGTGACAACGCATTTGGTCACGCAATCTCACTCCCAGTTGAACTCCGTGACGGTGGCGTTCTCGACTTCGGTCGTGAGCACGCTCTTGCATGGTACGCAATCTGGGGTCTCGGTGTTATCACCGACCAGGCTATCGTCAAGGTTTACACAAACTAAGACACTGATGTTGTTTGGGGGTCCTACTCCTTCCTGGACCCCCAAACACATCACAATTAAACAAACTATTTTAGGAGAACTATTACCGTGGCAAATAAACCAACAAGTCCGCTAGACGCAACTGGTCTAGCAGCAGAAAAAGCAGCAAAGGCAAATCAGGAAGCACTACGCAAGCGTAAAGATGAAATTTCTATCGCAGCGCAGATTGAGGCAGAGAGTCTCGAAAACGATGTGTTTGACCCAAAGCATCCAGAGGCTCCACTTGTACTAGATGAAATTGAAGATGTCGGAGTTAGTGTTGCAGGTGACATGGTTGTCATCCGTACTATCACTGATGTTGAAGAAATGACTTACGGAGTTGGAAATAACTTCACCTTTAAGGCTGGAGTTAAGTACCGTGTTCCATCAGGTCTTGCAACTTATCTAGAACAACTTGGTTACATTTGGCGTCCTAACTAAACAGTTAGCACGTCGCAAGTAGTCCGACCCTCATCTGGTTCCCGCCCTCCTCCCAGATGGGGGTTGGACCTTTTTCAGAACGATAGTTGTGAGATTATTGTTCATAATTTTACGGAGGTTACGTGGCTAATCTAACCAGTCTTTCAGAACGACTACGTTCGGAACTTGGTGACACTGGAAAGTCATTTGTTCATCAGTTCATTGCTGACGGAACCACAAACCGTTTCTTACTTCCTTACTCTCCTGTAGACGCCATCAATATGATTATCACCCTTGATGGAACAGATATCTCTACCACAGTAGATGTTGAAGAAACCACTGGGTATATGACATTTGATGAAGTGCCAGAAACAGGCGCTGTAGTCGTAGCAGCAGGAACTTACTTTAAGTATTTTACAGTTACTGAAATTGAACAGTTTGTTTGCACAGCGTTTGACCAGCACACTGCTAACCACGCTGACACATACGGAAGAGCAATTCTTTTGGATACTCTTCCAGGGCTTGAAGAATACCCAGTAATAACTTATGCATCTACCTTGGCTCTTTACACCTTAGCCACAGATGCTTCTTTTGACATTGACATTACTGCTCCTGATGGAGTTCAGATTCCTCGCTCTGAACGCTACCGCCAGTTAATGCAGATGATTGAAGTTCGTAAACAACAGTACCGTGAACTATGTTCACAGTTGGGTATTGGTCTTTACAGGATAGACGTGTTCTCCTTGCGCCGTATTTCAAAAACTACAAATCGTTATGTACCAATCTATCTCCCACTAGAAGTTAATGACCGTTCTATGCCTCAACGTGTAATCTTGCCAATCCCAAGTTACGGAAGCGCTATTGCTCCATCATCAGTTCCTACAAAAGACTTAACGATGTATGAGGGCGATAGTTTTGTGGCTATTCTTGATTTCCCTGATTCATTTGACGTAACTGAGTACACTTGGGAATCAAGCATTTCTAACCAAATTGGAAGCGCTGTATCTATTGTTGACTTTACAATTGAAAACGTTACTGGCGCAACCGACCAACTACAGATTTCGTTAACATCAGAGCAAACAGACTTACTTCCAGAAAAATGTTTTTGGGATATTCAAGGCACATTAATTGCTGACACATCACAGGTACAGACTTATATGCGTGGAACAGTTATCACTACAAGGCAGGTGACTCAATGACAAGACCAGGTAGTGCACACGTATCAGGCTGCACATGCGGTACTTGCTCAAGTAGTGGAAGGAGTTCAGGGTGTTCAAGGACGTCAAGGTACGACTGGAACTGGTACCCAAGGCGCTACTGGTACACAAGGCGCTACTGGAACAGGTGCTCAAGGAACAACGGGTACTCAAGGTGTTCAAGGCATTGAAGGTGGAGGAGTATCTCTCCAAGATGTTGAAGATGCTATTGCAGGAGCAGCCCTTAGTACAACAGATGATTTAACTGAAGGAACAACCAATAAGTACTACAAAGTTGACCGTGTCTCTTACCTACACACTCAAGGGGCTGCCAGCAACTCTTGGGTTATTACTCATAATTTAGGGTTCCATCCTAACGTTACGGTTGTAGACTCTGCTGGTACAATATATGAAGGCGAAATTGCGTACACTAATACGAACTCACTTACGGTCTCCTTTTCAGCATCATTCAGCGGTAAAGCATATAAAACCTTGCGTCTGCTCCCGCTGACCCAGTCGTTGGTCAGTTTTACTACGACACAGTTCTTAACTACGTCCGTACGTGGACTGGCACTGAGTGGATTAATGCACTTCAGGGTGTAAACGGTGCACAGGGTACGACAGGTACGCAAGGCACAACAGGAACTCAGGGTACAACAGGAACTCAAGGTACTGATGGTGCACAAGGAACTACTGGTGCACAAGGAACTACTGGTACACAGGGTGAAACGGGTACGCAAGGAGAAACTGGTACTCAAGGCACACAAGGTACTCAAGGAACTCAGGGAGTTCAAGGTACTCAAGGTAACGAAGGTACAGATGCACTTTGGAACTTTACTGGCGCTTACGGCGGAGGAACATCCTACGCAGTTGGCGATGTAGCAACCTACGCAGGGCAGACTTGGTACCGTATTGATGCTCATGGTGGCAACGTTGGAGACACTCCTTCTGAGGGAACATACTGGACGTTAATTGCTGCACAAGGAACTCAAGGTATTCAGGGAACTCAAGGAGAGCAGGGAACTCAGGGAACCCAAGGTACACAGGGAGAGCAGGGAACTCAGGGAACCCAAGGTGTACAGGGTGAAACTGGAACCCAGGGAGTTCAAGGAGAAACTGGAACCCAGGGTGTACAAGGAGAGACAGGTACGCAGGGTATTCAAGGTGAACTTGGTACTCAAGGTGCTGAAGGTTCATTTGGTGGTATCACCGTTATTTACAACTATGACGACACAACCACAATGTCAGACCCAGGTGATAACTTTGCTCGTTTAAACAGTGGTACAACATCATCAGTTACACATATTGCACTTGATGACAATCCTTCTGATGGAAATTATGACGTTTCTAACTTTTTACAGACAATTGATGACTCAACATCAACTATTAAGGGCCACGTAAAGGTATCAAAGAAACTTGATACTTCTGTATTTGCTCTCTACACAATTTCTGGAGTTACAGATTCAACATCCTGGTTTGATATACAGGTTTCTTACGTTTCTGGAAATGGAACATTTACTGACGGAGAAGAACTTCTCTTTACATTTGCTCGTACAGGTGATGTTGGTGCTCAAGGTGTTCAAGGTGAGCAGGGTACTCAAGGAGTACAAGGGACACTGAAGTAGTTACTGACGTTACAAAAACTAACACAAACACAGTAACTATTGGATTTGCTGTAGCACCTGCTTCAGGCGAAACCTATCGAGTAGTGGTAAAGCAGTAGTTCAATGAGTAAGAGAGCACTTGTACCCTTAAATGTACTAGCAGTTGGCGCCGAGCCAATCGGTAGCCATGCAGGTGACCTCTATTACAACACTGTTGAGCGAAACGTCTATGTTTTTGATGGAAGTGTTTGGATTGAAATATCCAACACTCCTGCCTCTGAAATCCTAGATGGAGGAAATGAAAACGCAGGAAGTGACACAGTTACAGCAACTTTGGATGGTGGAGATGAAAATGCAGGAACCGACACACCTACTAATTCCTATGACGGTGGAGGAGTAATCTGATGTCAGTAACAATTAAACTAAGACGTGGCACTGAAAATGAGTGGTTCATTAACAACCCAACTCTTGCTGCTGGTGAAGTCGGTATTGAAACCGATACACAGAAAATTAAAGTAGGTAATGGAAGCACAGCCTGGAACTCATTAGGTTATGGCGGTTTGCAAGGCCTACAAGGTATTCAAGGTACACAAGGCGGAACTGGCGCACAGGGTACAACAGGAACTCAAGGCGCTACTGGTAGCCAAGGTGATACTGGAACCCAAGGTACACAAGGGATGCAAGGCCTTCAAGGAATGCAAGGTCTTCAGGGTACCCAAGGTCCACAAGGAACCCAAGGCACAACAGGAGCCCAAGGTACAACAGGTACTCAAGGTATCGGAGGTGCTGATGGAGATAAGTACACAACTGCTGCAACTGGCTCAGTAACGCTTGCAAACAGTGGTACTGGTTCAGTAACTGTTTCTGATTTAAATGTTGACTACACAGTTGGTCAAGACATCACTCTTGCTTACGATGTTTCTAATATTCAATATGCAACTGTATCGGCGTACAACTCTGGTACTGGCGTACTTGATTTCGTTAAAACTAAACACATTGGTTCAGGAGCATACTCTGCATGGTCAGTAAACCTTGCTGGTGCTGTAGGTATTGCAGGGGCACAAGGTACTACTGGTGCTCAAGGTGAAACTGGAGCAACAGGTGCTCAAGGCACAACTGGAACTCAAGGAGAGACTGGAACTCAGGGCGCTACTGGTACGCAAGGTACAACTGGCGCTCAGGGAACAACAGGAGCGCAAGGTACGACAGGTGCGGGTACACAGGGCGCCACAGGTACTCAGGGAACCACAGGAGCCCAAGGTACAACTGGCGCTACAGGTTCATACGGTAACTCTGCTGCTCTTGCTGCTGCTATCTCAGATGAGACAGGAACAGGTGTAGTTGTATTTGGTACTGGACCAACAATTTCTAACATTACTCTGACAGGAACTCTTACTGCAGGTGCTGCTGTAGGAACAAGTGGTCAAGTTCTTGTATCAACTGGTTCTGGAATTCAATGGTCTACGCCTGCGGCTGGTGCTGCCTTCTCTGAGTTTATGCTGATTGGTGCCTAACTACCGCTAGACTCGCCCCATGAACTTGGTGCAAAAATCGGTACAACAGGGCGGCAAACTAAGACCCTTAATCATTCCTGCTGAAGCCACTGGTGGAACTGGGTTAATGAACCCATCTCCATTCTTAGACGATGATGGTGAATTGCTCTTAATTCTGCGCCACATCAACTACACGCTTTATCACTCCGAGAACGACCAACGCTTCCCAAGTGTGTGGGGGCCATTGTCGTATCTGCATCCTGAAAAAGACCAACGTCTTGTAACACAAAATTTCTTATGCCGTCTTGATGATGACTACAACATTGTTAACTACACACTTATTGATACAACAGAACTAGATGTAAAACCTATCTGGACATTTGTTGGTATGGAAGATGCACGACTAGTTAAGTGGGACGGTAAGTATTACGGCACTGGTGTGCGTCGTGACACTACGACCAACGGTGTAGGGCGTATGGAACTGCAGGAACTAGAAATTGATAAAGAAAATTGGACTGCTAAAGAAGTCTCTCGTGTCCGTATCGAAGCGCCAATCAACAAAGAGTCATACTGCGAAAAAAACTGGATGCCTGTTCTTGATAAGCCATTTCATTACATCAAATGGACCTCTCCCACAGAACTTGTAGAAGCCTATCCCGCAACAAAAAAATCTAAGCAAGTCAATGTAGTCAATGGTATTCAGGCTCCTGCAGACCAGCGTGGTGGTTCTCAGGTACTACAGTGGGGTGAGTACTACATCGCTATCACACACGAGGTTGTTCTCTTTAAGAATTACTTAAAACAGAAGAATGGCACTTATCGTCACCGCCTATGTGTATGGGATAAAGACTTTAAACTCATTGGTTTATCACCTGAGTCATGGTCATTTCTTGATGGACAGATTGAGTTTGTATGCGGTGCTGCGGTAGTTAAAGACAACCTTGTTATTGGTTTTGGGTTTCAAGATAACGCTGCATTTGTACTAGAAGTACCAAATGATTTGGTAAACAAAATGGTTGAGGAGGCGCTTTCTTATGGCACAGTATGAGGTTATTGACGATTTAATTGTTAAGTTTTCGCACGACCCATTTAACCCGTGGATTAGTTTACGACTTGCTGTCGAGTATGAGCGTGCAGGACAGACAGCATCTGCTGTTTCCTTCTACCTACGTACTGCAGAGTACGGTTACTACACACACGGAGAGCACGTTTACGCATCACTGCTTAAGGCTGCACATTGTTTTGAAAACCAAACAGGTAGAGAAACAACTGTTCGCAACTTGATGGAGAAAGCAATTGCATACAGCCCTAAGCGTCCAGAGGCATGGTTTCTCTTGGCTCGTTGGTATGAGCGCAATAAGAAATGGCAAGAGGCTTACACCGCTGCTGAAGTTGGAATTAAAAACTTGCCATCAATCTTTTTCCCACTACCAGTAGATGTTGATTACGCAGGAGACTTTGTTCTTCCATTTGAAAAGGCTGTTGCTGCTTGGTGGGTAGGGCGTCAAGATGAGAGCGAAAAGATATTCCGCACATTGCTACAGCAACATCTTCCAGATAATTACCGCAATGCAATTAAGTCAAATATGGATAGACTCAATATGTCCTATGAGTCACTGGAAGAGGACAACCCATTTGATAAGTTCTTAAGCGAAGGGTTTAATTCTGTACCTGGTTGGGTACTAGCAGACCTTCCAGAGTTCCTACGCATCCTTAAAGACGTACCTTGGAACCAACAAGGTGGCGTTGGAGAAATCGGCGTTTATATGGGGCGTTTCTTCTTGTTACTGCGAGCAATGCTAGACAAGCCAGAACCTTCATACGGCATTGATATCTTTGAAGACCAAGAGTTAAACGTAGATTACAGTGGTACTAACAAAGCACGCCAAGAAATCTTTGCTAACTACATCCATAGATACGATGCGTTTGGCGGAGAGAACGTACAGGTCATCAAGGGCGATTCCCTATCTAGTGCAACCCAGGCTCTCCTAGCGGAGAACATTAAAGAAGGTTCACTTCGCTACATCTCAGTAGATGGTGGGCACACCAAGATTCACGCCCTCAACGATTTGAAGTTAGCGGAGAAGTACTTAGCAGATGGTGGTGTGGTTATCCTCGACGATATCCTTCACCCACACTGGCTAGGTGTGATGGATGGACTAGTCCAATATCTATCTGACTTTCCTACCCTTGTACCCTTTGCAATAGGGCATAATAAGATGTTCCTCTGCAAGTACTCGTACCACCAGAAATACCTAGATACGGCTTCAAAAAGTAAAAGCGCTACTAAACTCATTGAGTTTATGGGGCATAAACTTTGGGTCGTACAATGGGTAAATATCGGCTAACTTTAACCCATACAACTAACGTCAAACCAGAGATAATAAAGCACTACCAGCCAAGGAGTTTTAATGCCTACAGCATATAAAGTTTTGGGACAATCAACCCCATCAGCAACAACTAATACCTCGCTCTATACAGTGCCTTCTTCTACATCTACTGTTGTTTCTACAGTGACAGTATGTAACCAGGCATCTACTGCAGGTACATTCCGTATTGCGATTCGTCCAGCAGGAGCATCTATTGCTGCCCAGCACTACTTAGCGTATGACACACCAATCGCCGCAAACGACACCATTGCATTGACTCTCGGCATCACCCTTGCGACAACAGATGTAGTGACAATCTACGCATCTAGCGCAACGATGTCATTTGCAGCATTCGGTTCTGAAATTTCGTAAGGGGCGCTAACTCATGGCAGTTAGTCGTCTCTCTCAACAGAGCATTCAGCAGGCGTTCCCAAAAGGTAACACCGTTTGGGATGGCACTACATCCACTGCTTCAATGGACTCACTAGGCTCTGTTTTACTTAATTCTGCAACTAACTCTATTACTTTTTCAAATATCCCTCAAACGTATCAACACTTAGTGATTAGAGGTGTTTATCTTGGAAGTGCTACAAACGATGACGTACGTGTTCAAGTTAACGGTATTACCTCGTCTGTTTACGCAATACATGGTCTTTATGGGATTGGTAACGCCTCAACACCTCTTGTAACGCAAGGTTCAAGTGCGACCTTTTTCTACCTAACTACAAACGCTGGAGATGGAACTAATCCTGCGTCTTCTGTTTGTGAAATTTTAGACTACACAAATACAAGTAAGTACAAAGTTGCACGAATAATCTCTGGTCTTGACCGAAATGGAAGTGGTCAAATTCAATTTTTTTCTGGCTCTTATCAGCAAACTACTGCAATATCATCCCTTAGAATACATACACCCGTTGGAAATATGAACGCTGGAACACGATACTCACTATATGGAGTTAAATAATGCCAACTAATAAACCCATTCAATCTGTAGTAGTTACTAGCGCCGTTTCTTCTATTACGTTTTCAGGAATTGACCAAAGTTACACAGACCTTTTAATCACTGCTAACTTTACGCTTTCTACAGCAAATGCTTCTGTCTTTATGCGGTTTAATGGAGACACTACTACTGCATACTCAGATACTTCAATTTCTGGAACAGGTTCTGCACTGTGGACAGACCGTGATTCAAACGCTACTCAAATTCGTGTTTCTGCACAACGTACAGCGCAAAGTGCAACTGACAGACAAGCGTTTACAATTAATATAAACGACTACAACAACACAACAAATTACAAAACTTGCCTTTCACGATACGGCTCTGTAGGTGGTGTAGAGGCTTTTGCAGGACAATGGAGAAACACTGCTGCTATTAACTCCATTACATTAGGCTTTGGTTCTTCGTATACCTTTAGCCCAGGAACTATTGTCTCTCTTTACGGCATTAAATCAGGTGCTCCACAAGCACTTGGTGGAGATGTAGTCGTCACTGATGGTAACTATTGGTACCACGCATTTAGGTCTTCTGGAACATTCACTGCTCAACGACCTATGTCTGCAGATGTATTGACTATTGCTGGTGGAGGTTCAGGTGCTGAAAACAACGCTGGTGGTGGAGCAGGTGGTTTGCTGTATAGCGCATCACAATTACTATCTCCTACAAACTACACAGTAACTATTGGTGCAGGCGCTGCTGGAAGAGCAGCGGCTTCAGGTTTGACTGGTATTAACGGTTCTAACTCAGTGTTTGGAACACTAACTGCAATTGGTGGCGGTGGTGGACAAAACGGCACAGTTGGTGGCTCTGGTGGTGGTGCCTCTTCTGTTAGAACTCAAGGAACTTCTGGTCAAGGTAATGCTGGTGGTCTTTCTGGACCTGCTTCAGACAACTACACAGGCGGTGGCGGTGGTGGCGCTGGTCAACAGGGTGGAGATGGTCAAGCAACTGTTTCAGGTAAAGGTGGAGATGGTGTAGACACTTACTCTAGTTGGGCAAGTGCAACTGGAACTGGAGCAAACAGCGGTTATTATGCTGGTGGTGGAGCAGGTGGATGGTTTTCAAACACTAACACTGGTTCATCTGGAGGTGCTGGATTAGGCGGTGGAGGTAACTCAGGTCGCCCTGGAAGTGATGGAACTGCGAACACAGGTGGCGGAGGTGCTGGCGGTACTCGTTCAGTTAGTGGTACCAACTATGCTTCAACAAACGGTGGTTCAGGTCTAGTAATAGTGAGGTATCCAGTATGAGTCTAGAGACAATGACCAAAATTGGTTCATACACTGTTCCAAGTAACACTGCTTCTTTTACTTTGTCCAATATCCCACAAGGATATACAGACCTTGTTATTAAGTTAAACAGTAAAACTAATCACACCTCTGATTATGACTTAATTTACTTCCATATAAACGGAGACTCTACAGCAGCAAACTATCCTTATGTAAGACTTCAAGGAGAAGGAAACACCAGCACAACAACTTCTAGCAACGGAGGTATCTACGTACGTACTTCTGGTGCTTCTTCTGCTGCAACTAACTTTTTTGGGAATGCAGAAATAACTATATTTAATTACTCAGAAAATAACTACAAACCGTTTTCAGTAGATTCTGTAGAAGAAATTAACGCTTCTGGTGGAGTAGCGGCTTACTTTAACGGTGTGTACTACGGTGTTGCTCCAGTCACTTCTTTAACTTTCTACCCAAACAACGCCACAATTGCGGCAAATACAAGTGTAACTTTATACGGAATGAAAAACGCTCAAAAAACAGTAGGTAACTCAATCAAAGCAACTGGTGGAAACATCATATTTGATGGTACTTATGTAACACATACTTTCAACTCTACGGGAGCATTTACTCCAACACAACCACTTGTTGCTGATGTGTTAACAATTGCTGGTGGTGGTTGCGGTGGTGGAGGTAACGGTGGTGGTGGAGGTGCTGGAGGGTTAGTTTATTCTCCACTACAAACACTAGCCACATCGTCATACGCTATAACTATTGGCGCAGGTGGCTCAGGTGGCTTAACAAACAACAGAGGACCTGCAGGTTCTAACTCTCAGTTTGGCGCACTAACTGCTGCAATTGGCGGTGGTGGTGGTGGAGGTTTTGATACTAACTCCACTGGTGGTAATGGCGGTTCTGGCGGTGGTGGAGGTTCATACTCAAGCACTGGTGGTTCACTTGCTGGAGGTACTGGTTCTCAAGGCAATAATGGTGGTACAGGATTTAACCCAGGGGGTTACCCGTATCATGGCGGTGGCGGTGGCGGAGCAGGTGCTGCTGGTGCAAACGCAACTTCTCTTGTATGCGGTAATGGTGGGGTCGGTGCACTGTACTTTGGCAGTTACTACGCAGGTGGTGGTGGCGGTGGCGGAGATTTAGGTAGCGGTACAACAACTTTTGGAACTGGCGGTAATGGTGGTGGAGGAGTAGGCGGCTCACCACAGGGAAGTGCATCTAATGGAACAATCAACACTGGCGGCGGTGGCGGCGGCGAAGGCGGTGGCGGCGGCGGAGCAAACGGTGGTTCTGGTGTAGTTATTATTCGGTATAAGGGATAAAATAAAACAAACTTGTCTATCATTGGACAATCAAGCAAGGAGAAAAAACGTATGGCACATTGGGCCGAAATTGATAGTGACAACATTGTCACACGTGTACTTGTCGTCGCTGACGATAAGGAAGATGGTCAGACTTTCCTAGCCGAAGACCTTGGTCTTGGCGGAACTTGGAAGAAGACCTCATACAACACACTCGGTGGTGTACACACTCTTGGTGGTACTCCATTCCGTAAGAACTTTGCAGGCATTGGATTTAAGTACGATGCCGCTAAGGATGCGTTCATTCCTCCAAAGCCTTTTGCTTCATGGACATTGAACGCAACAACTTGCCTCTGGGAGGCACCAACACCTATGCCTGTTGAAGAAGGAAAGTTCTTCACATGGGACGAAGCAACTACATCATGGAAGGAAGT